ATCCATACCTGGTGCATCTACGTTTTTAAGCATTACATCACCAGACATCTGTATCAGTGATGGATCTATCTGTGCCATTTCTAGTAATGCCGCGTTACTTTCTTGTTGTCTATTTTGGAAACTAACACCACTTGAACAGATCACATCATAAGATCCAATACTTAAATCATTTAGCGTTATGGGTTGCCCTGTTTGCTGGTCAATAACTGTCTGGTTTAATGTTTCAGATTCAGAGGTCCCGTCTTCGTTCATGATCCTTACTTGCCGCTCAGTGTCATAGACTCGCGGTATTGCATCGATTAGAACTTTAGCGGTACGCGCTATGGCTATCTCTTGAGATTTAAAGTATTTGACCGTCCCCGTGTCACCTTTATTCTGTAGTTGCTTAATAGCTACACCAGATTGCAGGCCAGGGTTGTCGCCCATGTTTGCTGCGAATAATCCAGCGCTTTGAGAGATCATCCCTCGCATACCTTCGGATATAGTGCGTAAGCCTGGGTTTATATTTGCGCCCCCGTTTTGTTGGGGTACGCCAGGTGACAACTCATCCACGTTGTAGAATTGAACCGGATCGGTATTGGTGTTCATGGTTGATAGTTCAGCTTCGTGTCCACTAGCTTGTTTGTTTGTCATCCAGTATTTAGCTCGTGGTGCTAATGCCCCTTCTTCTATCTCTCGTGATAGCGAGTAGTTCAATACTCTTTGTGGATCTAGCAGCTTTTCAACTATGCCCCAATAGATTGATTTGTCTTCGATATTCTTAAAGTTGGCATAAGTTGGGATCACGGGTATTAAACTAAATACTGTTTTTTGCTCAGGTCCTAACCAGTCTTGTGCATCGAACTTACGAATGTAAACAACGTCTTTTTTCCGTTTACGGCGTTTAACTTCTGTAACGCCCATTGCCGCTAGCTCGTCTTTAATGGTGTTAAAGTCTTCATTGTCTTCCAGTACTTGACCGGACGACATCATTACTATTTCGCGTTCTTCTTGTTTTATAAAATAATATTCCCCAACCATTATTAGATCAGGACGGTTGAAGTACGCTTGATTGCTTCGATCTTCTGATACTGATTGCCCTGAACCTTTGGGGTATTGCTTTTCATAGTCCTCAACTGATAAGCCACTTAATACCCAACAGAAGCGCGCATCGCTTGCATCTTGTTTTTCTGAAGCTACGTCCCACCAAACTCGGTCTACATAATTGTAGATCGGTTCAATGATTAGATCTTGATCGAAGCTATCCGAATCAACGTAGTTATGGCTGACTTTCCAACCATCCAAGCCAGAAGTCACCATGCTGCGTGCTGAGGCACTATAGATATCTGTGGCGTAACTAATGTTCTCAATATTACGGATCAAACCGCTTAACAATTTGGCTGTTTCTTTTGATGCAGCACCGCCAGCGGGACTTACGTTAATACTAAAGTCTGACAATTCGATCTCACCAGCAACCTGATCGACTATCGGGCTTGTTAAGTCAAAGCTATAACGTGGTTTGCCGTCGTTCTCTTGATAATATTCAGGCTCCCATTGTCCGTTCCTTTTGTTAACAAACAATAGGCTTTGTCTGGCACTGTCCCTAAGATCGCTGTCGGCTTCTTGCGAATCTTTCAAGCGTTCAATCATGGCCTGGTGTTCAATCATTCATTACCCCACGTAATGTTGATACTTGCATCTACGCTTTGTTGAATTTCTTGCTGGCGAACGTCTGGCAGTGTTTTACTTAGCAGTATTTTAGCTGCTGCGATCTGCGTTTGGCTCATTTCAGAATTGTTAAGTACATGATCCATAAGGGCGTTTACGAGGTAACTACTCTTGATTTTATCTCGAGTTCTTTGAGTCTGTGAAACGTTGTCTCTTATACTCATTTTGTTAGTTCACTCTTTAATTGCTCTGTAATTAATTTCATTGCAAGCCTATTGCGCATATAGTTACTTCTAGCAGTTACCAGGGCTAAAACTATTGATATTATTAAACCTATTACCGAAAGGATTTGATTGGTAAAAGTAAGAATTGAGGTTCCTGCCAAAACGCTTGAAAACATGTAAGACAGCTTACTTTGTATAGTATTACTAGTAGCTTCAATTAATCCAGATAAATCCATTAACACCGCACCTGTTGAGTTTAAAGCCTATTTATACCGGAAATAAAAGCTAAAATCGTCAAGTTATAGCTTCAGCATTATGATACTCAAAAGATACACTATTGATATAAATTAAGTTGTGCGCTGCTCGTGAAAAAACGGATTAGCTTGTTTTATTGGTTTAACTAAGTTAAACTGTAGACATATTAACAAAGCAGGTTATATTATGAATTTAGATATGTTTTTAAAAGTAGTAATGACAGGTTGTGTGATTATTGGATGGCCTGTTATTCTTATTATATGTATTACTAATTAGGAGTTAATGAAGTGACTATTATAATTATAGAAACACCACACAGCGCCAAGCCAACAGTCTATGAAGTTAAAAACGAGCAGGCAATAATAGATCTGGCTAATAATATGGACTTTTGTTTTAGCGAAAGGAAACAATTTGCAGATTATACAGAAATAGAAGCGGCCAAAGAATGGTTAGGCCACGACCTGCAATCGATAGGGTTTTATGAACTTGATGAATTAAAAGATCACCAAGGAAATGCTGATCAAGAATTTGCAGTGAAACAATTTATAGACGATAACGATCACCTTTTTAATTCGAAAGTCTATGCCGTTATTTGCCAAGGATTGCTTGCCGTAGATAGTTTTGAAAGTTATTTATTAGCCTATGAGTTTATTCAGACTTTTAACGATAAAGATGAACAAGACTCATCAATCATTGTGGAAATGACACCGATTGAATATGAAGGCAAGTGTGCATTGCGTTATTTGTTCGGCCGTGAATTTTTTAAAGAAGAACCCACAGTTGAAGAGGTCGAAGAAGCTATTTCACAACTTTCTAATGCCGAAGAAATTTATAAAAAACTGAGCGGTATTGTTTACAAATCTCATTATTGGGTTTTAGATCTTTATGGTGAACACATAATAAATGAAGTGATCCATATTTATAATTCTACAGGCGAGCCTTGCGCTTCTGATCTCAAAAGCTATGATGATTTTTTAGACGGTTTAATTTATGAAATTGGCTATTCAAGAAAGGAAAAAAATAATGGAATTTAACAGCGATAAAGAAGCAGTTATAAATGGACTGGTACTGGCAGTGACAGCGCCTACCGATAATAAATCAGAACAAGCGTTAAACTTGGTAAAGAAGATTAGTTTAAATATGAATGATATTGACATGGCTCAATGTAAACAACAAGCTGAACTAATCCTGCAGGAACTTAGTAGTAGTGACTAAACATTAAAAGAGCAGTACATTATGAAGTCATTTTTTGATTGAGTAATGTGCTGTTTTTTTTTCGCTGTTCATAAATACTTATCTGGTCTAAGCAGTCATCAATGATATCAAAATCTGTCGAATTTTTATCGTATACACCCACCAGGTGATCTGATCTGATGTTGATTATTTTTGGAGAGCTTTGCCTAATGCTTTTGAAGTCTTCCCCATTAAAAACCACGTAAGCACATTCGCCACCACGTATATCATTTTTAACTTTTTCAAGAAATAAGTCTAATTTCGACATTAACTGTTTTAAAACTTTTTACCGTAAGTAAAATCGCCTTTTGTAACTTTGTAAAATATTTCAGCATCAGAAAGCCCTTTTTTTCTGTAACTCATAATTCTATTTTTTAATTCAGTGTCCTGATGATAAATGGGCATTTTTTTCTCCCAATTTGGTTTTGGTGTTCGCCTACCTGGTGCGGATGACAAATCAATTTTATCTTTTAAGCGTCTTTTTATTACCTGTAGCGATAAATTTGGATATTTCTTTTGCCAGTTTTTAAGGGTGAAGGAATCTCCATTTTGTTCGAACAGTTTTTCTCTATTGTAAGAACTTTTTTTTTGATATACCAACAAGCTAGGATCAGTGTTTGGATGCCTTTTCATTCGACTTCTAAGCGTTGTAATTTTTAAATTATATTTCTTAGCCGCTTGATCAACAGTCAATCGCTCACCATTAATTATAAAAACTTCAGTCATTTTTCGCCGCATCAGTATTTAAATAAATGTAATGTTCTCCTGTTGGGCCATTACTGGCTATGATTGTTAATCGCTCGTCATTAGAGGGCCATTCTGCTTCGTTAAAGTTGTTAATAAACCAATCGCAATCCGCTAAAATATCAAGGTTTGATTGCCACTTTGTGTAAAGACCAACCATGTTTTGAGAATCAATATCTTGATAGCCATCTTTGTGGTTTCGTACTTCAAAATCTTGACCATTCCAAAACACAATAATTTCCGTATCAACGAAATCCACATATGCCTTGTTGATTGCTATTGCTGTTTTATGTTTGCTATAACTTTTAAGCATCATTATCTCTAGTTTCAAATTCGATCAATAACTGCGTCAAATGTATTGCTTTTTGCAGATCGTATATCCCGCCTTTATCACGCCACCGTGTGACATATTTAATAATACTGCCTTCGATAAAACCAATTTTATTGGCCTGAATAAATTCGATAGGTTGAATAGCCATGTTTTTATAATGACTACCACCTACCTGTTCATCTAAGAACGAATGAATGTTCTCGTCAGTAATTACACTTTCCATATCTAGTTTCATTAATTGTTCCAACCTTTAAAATCTATTTTTACTGGAGCTTTACTGCTTGTCTTGGTGGTTATCGCAAAGTAACGAACAGCATCGGTATAATCACTCGTCCAATCATGCAAAGGGTTATTCCTGAATGTTTGCCGCTTATCATCAAATTCAGTCCTGTAAAGTTTTAAAGCTTCTATGCCATCCTTACATTTAACCTTATCGAAGTAGACTTTTGGCAATAACATTCTTACCGCGTTGATACCATCGGCTACTGATTGGGATGGGGCTACATCAAAGTTTATGCCTAACCCTGCTGCTATTTGTTTACGTGATAGTCCACTACCTAGCTCGCGTACTGCTATGTCGTGGGGAGCAATATGCTGCTCATAATCGTAGGGCCTATTGCTGACTTCTTTAATAATTTCAGGAAGCCCCGTTGACTGAAAGGCTATACACTCAAGAAGTGATGACTTTTAACGCCGGATCGTAAGGAACATTTGTAATGCGACCTTCTGCTTCATCCATAAGTTTTCCGTAGTAAGAACCACGCACAGATGCAGACCAGGAGCATTCAAACTCCTGTTCATATTCAGCTTCACTCATTTCTTCTCTTGCTGCTCGCAATTCATCCAAGTCAATAATATTAGTCTCCGATGCTTTGTGCATTACTGATAACCAGTCTGTCTTTTCTTGACCTTGCTGAAATAAATCATAAAAAGCATTGTGTCCAGCAGGCGTAGAAATAAACGTGGCCCAGCCTTTTCTGTCAGTAAGC